CCTAGTAATCTTGAAGTAAAAGCCGAAGCAGTGACTTTGGAAGAATTAACCCTTGAGAATGGTACAACCTTGACTGCAGAAAAGTTTGAAGCAGGCGAAGAAGTATTTATTCAAACAGAGGACGAGAAAGTACCAATGCCAATAGGCGAGTACGAACTTGAAGATAATAGAATATTAATCGTTAAAACAGAAGGTATGATTGAAGAAATCAAAAATTCAGAAGAAGTTGTAGAAGAAGTTCAAGAAGAGCAGAATCTACAAGAAGAAGAGCAAGACCTAGAACATAAAGAAGAAATGGGTTATGCTACTAAAGAAGAATTAACAGCTTTAGCAGAAAGTGTTGAAGAAGTTAAGGAACAAATCCAAAGTATCGTAGATGCTATGGGCAAAAGAGAAGAAGAGAAAGAGGAAATGGCAAAACAAGAAGAATTATCTAAGCCAGCGGCTGAGGGCATTAAGCACTCACCAGAAGCTGAAGATACAAAACTTGGCGCTAGACTCGCTCCTAATTCAAATCAAAACACTACATATAGTAGGGTATTAAGAGCAATAACTAATAATTAATTTATAAAAGATGGCAACAACTTATTCAAATGACGTAACAAGAATCTTTGCAAGCCAAAGTACGTTGACAGCTGATACAACATTAACACCAGCTGATTCAGGAAATACATATTTAATAAATGGTACAGGTTATACTGTAACTTTACCTGCTCCTCACGCAGGATTTTCAGTTAAGTTTATCGTAGCAGCTGCATTTACAACTGACTGTGTTGTACAAACACCTGCCGACAACAGAGACACACTTAACGGTGGTGTAATTGTTAATGGCGCAATTGTTGAATCAGATGCAACAGATAGAGTAACTTTTGAGGACGGCGCAGAATCTATTGGTGATTTTGTAGAAATATCTAGTGATGGTACTAGCTTTTTCTTATTCGGTAACGGAAACGCAGCTTCTTCAATAACAGTAGGGGAACTATAATAATAATAATAAATAATAATTTAAAATGGCAACAACTAATAATTTAACAACATCGTATGCAGGAGAGTTCGCCGGAAAGTATATCTCTGCTGCCTTATTGAGTGGAAAAACTTTAGCGGAAGGTAACATTACAATTGTACCTAACGTTAAGTTCAAGCAAGTTATGAAAAAAGTTTCTACAAATGGTATTGTAAAAGATGCAACTTGTGACTTTGATCCAACTTCTACTTTAACACTTACAGAAAGAATTTTACAACCAGAAGAATTCCAAGTGAACTTACAATTATGTAAGCAAGATTTTCAGTCTGACTGGGAAGCAATATCTATGGGTTACTCTGCATTTGATTCTTTACCTCCTAAATTTAGCGACTTTTTAATTGCTCACGTAGCAGACAAAGTAGCACAAAAAATGGAACAAAATATATGGAATGGAACGAACGCTAACGCTGGCGAGTTTGATGGTTTCAAAACTACACTATTAGCTGACGCTGATGTAGTAGATGTAGCTGGACAAGCAAGTACATCTGCAAACGTAGCAGCAGAAATAGGTAAAGTAGTAGACGCTATCCCGTCAACAATTTATGGCGATGAGGACCTAGTAATTTACGTACCTAACAACATTTACAGAAACTACATTAGATCATTAGGTGGTTTTGGTGCTAACGGTTTAGGTGCAGCTGGTACAAACAACGAAGGTAACCAGTGGTACAATATGGGTAACGCAGTATCTTTTGATGGTATTCAGTTAGTATTAGCAACTGGACTAGCAAGCGATACTATGGTAGCTGCTCAAAAATCTAATCTATTTTTCGGAAGTGGTCTGATGTCTGATCAGAACGAAGTTAAGGTTATTGATATGGCAGATATCGACGGTAGCCAAAACGTAAGAGTTGTAATGAGATTTACAGCAGGAATACAGCACGGTATCGGTTCAGATATTGTACTCTATTCATAAAAAATAATTGTATAACAATAAAAGGTAGGTGGATTTTATACTACCTGCCTTTTTTTATAAAATAAAATATTATGGCGTGTGCATTAACAACAGGACGTAAGTTACCGTGTAAACAGTCGGTAGGTGGTTTGAAAACAGTATATTTTGCAGCTTATGGTACATTAGGTACTGCAACTATATCTGCTGGAAACATATCTGCATTAGCAGGTACACCAGCTTTTTACCAATATGATTTAAAGGGTGCGACAAGTTCATTAACAACAAACATTATCAGTTCTAGAGATACAGGTACAACAGTATATGAATCTACACTAGAATTAACATTTACTCACTTAGACGTAGCTACGCAAGAAGAAATAAAACTTTTAGCAGCGGCTAGACCTCACGTGGTAATTGAAGATAACAACGAAACAGCTAATTATATGATGGTTGGCTATCATCAGGGTGCTGAAGTGACTGCGGGAACGATAGTCTCAGGAGCGGCATACACTGATTTAAGTGGATTTACATTAACGTTTACAGCAACAGAAGTTATACCACCGTTATTTATAACAGGTTCGGTAGTAACAGCATTAGCTAACGCAACGCAAATAGATCCAACAGCATAACAGTTTTGTTTTTGTGTGTTTTTAAAAGGGGTGGTTATTAACTATCCCTTTTTTTATTTTATAAAAAACGTATATTTTAGTATTATATATATATGAAGATATTGACTACCAGTGCAGCTGCGCAAACTTTAACGTTTATACCTAGAGAATACCCAGCAACTGTAAAGATGAATTTACGTGATACAAGCACAAATACAACATCAACAGTAAACAGCCTAACGCTAACAAAAAGTAACGATAATGCTTCTATTAGTACAGCGTTTACATTAGTAGAAGGTAGGTTTTATGATGTAGATATAATAAAAGGTATTGGCGCAAATTGGGATACGTTTACAACACAGTGGCAACTAGCTACAGATAACTGGGAAAACATTATATCTTCAGAAGTAACTATATATAAAGACAAAATATTTTGCACTGACCAAACAATTAACCAAGCAAATAATAGCTATTACGATATTAATAGCGGCGAATATACAGAAACAACAAGTTATCCAGATGATGACTATATAATAATAAGCTAATGAGTAATATTAGAGTAGTAAATTTAAGTACATATACAGCACCAAAAATTACAGAAGAAAAAAACAATGATTTTGTATCTTATGGTGAAGACAACAATTATTATCAATATTTAATAGACCAGTATCAAGGTAGCCCAACTAATAATGCTATTATAAATGGTATTACTGAAATGATTTACGGTAAAGGTTTAAACGCAACTAATTCAGATAAAAAACCTATGGAATATGCAGAAATGGTAACACTGTTAAAAAAAGATGATATAAAAAAATTATGCGCTGACTTTTATTTATTAGGTCAAGCAACTATGCAAGTATATTACAATGTAGACAGAAGTAAAATCGTAAAAGTAGAACACTTTCCTGTACAAACATTAAGGGCTGAAAAGGCAGATAAAAAAGGTGATATAAAAGCCTTTTATTATTTCCACGATTGGTCAAAATATACAAACAGAGATAAGCTGACACGCATACCAGCTTTTGGAAAAAGTAACAACAGTGCAATTGAAATTTTATGTATCAAACCATACAGAGCAGGTTATTTTTATTATACACCTGTAACATATCAAGGTGCTTTGCCTTACTGTGAACTAGAAGCAGAAGTTGCAAACTACCATATTAATAATATACAAAATGGTATGGCTCCTTCAATGCTTATCAATTTTAATAATGGTACACCTGATGAAGAAGCACGTGAATTAATAGAACGCAGAATATACGATAAATTTAGTGGAAGTAGTAATGCAGGTAAATTTATATTAGCGTTTAACGACAATCAAGATAGTGCTGCAACAATAGACCCAGTACAATTGTCAGACGCACACAACCAATACCAATTTTTAAGCGACGAAGCTACTAGAAAAATAATGGTAGGCCACAGGGTTGTAAGCCCATTATTATTAGGTATAAAAGATAACACTGGTTTAGGGAATAATGCAGACGAATTAAAACAAGCTAGTATATTATTTGACAATATGGTTATTAGGGTACAACAAGAATATTTAATAGATGCCTTTGACCAAATACTTGCGTATAATAATATATCACTTAATTTATATTTTACTACGTTACAACCATTAGAATTTACAGATTTAGGTGGTAATATAGTAGACGATGAAACAAGAGAAGAAGAAACTGGGGTTGATTTAGAAGATAAAAAAAAATTATCTAGCGAAAAAACAGCACTACAACAATTTTTAGAATTAGGTGAAGAAGAAGATTTAGATGGCTGGGAACTAATAGAGTCTGCACCTGTAGATTATGAAAAAGATGACGAATTAAATGCAAAATTACAATTAGCAGATGTAAGCACAGGCTCAGCAAGGTCAAATGCAAAAAGTGAGCAAGATGGCACAAACGATAAGGGTTTTAAATTTAAGGTAAGGTATGCGTATGCGCCAAACAAAGCTAATGATGAAAGCAGGCAGTTTTGTAAAGATATGGTAGCTGCAAATAAAGTTTACCGTAAAGAAGATATAATGCAAATGAGCAGTAAAGCTGTAAATCCAGGTTGGGGAGAAGGTGGTGCTGATACATACGATATATGGTTATATAAAGGTGGTGGTTCGTGTAGGCATTTTTGGGAACGTAGGGTATATATGGCTAAAACTGTTACACCTGATGCAAAAAACCCAAGATCAGAAATTAGTGTAAATGAAGCAAAACGTGAAGGGTTTACACCAGAGGTTAATGAAGCTGATGTAGCTAAACGACCTAGAGATATGAAAAATAGAGGTTTTAAAGAAAAAAAGAAATTTAAAACACCGAAAGGTAAAGCATTTTAATAATGGCACAAGTATTATTTATAAAAGTAAGTACATTAAAAAAGAATACAATAATTGACGGTAACGTTGATGTTGATAAAATATTGCCGTATATAAAAATTGCCCAAGAAATACATATACAAAACTTTTTGGGTACAAAATTATATCAGGCATTAGAAACAAAAATAACAAACGATAATTTAGCTGGCCATTATTTGACGCTAGTTAATAATTACGTACAACCTGCGTTAATACATTTTGCAATGATGGATTATTTACCATTTGCTGCGTATCAAGTAAAAAATGCAGGAATATTTAAACATATAAGCGAAAACGCTGAAAGTGTATCAAAAAACGAGGTAGATTATTTAGTAAACAAAGAAAGGGAATTTGCAGAATATTATATTAGAAGAATGATAGATTATTTAAGTTTTAATTCTACGCATTTTCCAGAGTATAACACAAATGTAAACGAGGATGTTTATCCTGATAAAGATAATTTATTTAACGGTTGGGTTTTATGAAAAGATATAAAGTAAAAACAAAAAATATTTTAAAGTTAAAAGAATATATAAAAAAAATAAAAAATGGCAGCTCTAACAGGTAATTCAATAAGCAGTACATATACCAGTTTGTTAAAAGTCGGCGACAATGGTGCATTAGCTGCTGCTTTACAATCAATAAGTGATGGTGCAGGTAATACAACTGGTTTAAGTATGAACACAGGCGGTGATCTTACTGCAACAGGTACGGTCACAGCAAATGCTTTTGCAGGTCCGTTAACAGGAAATGTTACAGGAGATTTAACAGGTACAGCAAGTTTAGCATCAAATTTAACAGGAACACCAAATATATCTGTTGGTACAATATCTGCCAGCGGTACAATTACTGGTAATTTAACTGGTGATGTTACAGGTAACGTTACAGGTAATGTTACTGGTAGTTCAGGTTCAACAACAGGTAATGCAGCGACGGCTACTGCGTTACAAACAGCACGTACAATAGCAGGAGTTTCGTTTGACGGTACAGCAAATATATCGCTAGACACCTCAAACATAACAGAAAACGCAAGTTATTTATATTATACGGCAGAAAGAGTAGATGATCAAGTAGATACATTATTGCAAGCAGGGACAGGTATTACAAAAACGTATGACGATACTGCTGGTACATTAACGATAGCAAACAGTGCTCCGGATCAAACAGTGGCACTGACTGGGGGTACAGGTATTACAACTAGTGGTACTTACCCTAATTTTACAATAACAAATAGCGCACCTGACCAGACAGTAGCTTTATCAGCAGGAACTGGTATAAATATTACAGGTACTTACCCTAGTTTTACTATTGCAAATACAGGTAGCGGTATTGGTTTAACAGATTTATCAGCTACAGATGCTGGCGGTCTTGGGAGTTTTAGTTACAACAACACAACTGGTGTCTTTACTTACACAGGAGCTTCGGATAGCGAAGTTAGAGCATTGATTAGTGTTACTGATGCAGGTGGTGATGGTTCTTTAGCTTATAATAATTCTACAGGGGTTATTACTTATACAGGTCCAAGTCAGTCAGAAGTACAAGCCCATATCACTAAAACATATGTTGATAGTTTAGGGATCGCTGCATCTACTGCTGCTACATTAGCAACACCTAGAACAATTAATGGTACATCTTTTGACGGTAGTGCTAATATTAGTTTCGATACAGATTCAGTAAGTGAAGGGAGTAGTAATTTATATTATACTGCTGAGCGTGTTGATGACCAAGTAAATACATTAGTAGTTGCTGGTACAGGTATAAGTAAAACATATGACGACGCAGCGGGAACGCTTACGATAGCTAATACTAGTCCTGATCAAACCGTATTC